ATCACGTAAGGCGTCAACAATATATTTGTTTTGATAATCTCTTGGAGTAAACTTACAGTTCACTTCCTTGGCTATGGTCATGCCGTAATCATCAGGGATTTCTTCACCATGAATTAAATGATCAGGAGCATTGATGTCATAACCACGGTCTTCACAGAAGATAATTAGTTTCTTCATCAATCCAACCATTAGGGTAGGGCGCATTGGGGAGTAGAGTCTAATATATCCGTCCCAGATTTTATTTCTGAAACTTGGTGTGAATTGATAGTTAGCTGGTCTAAAAGAAAAAAACTCTTGTATCTCTTGACGAATGCCTGGATCGGCAGTCACTTTAAGATTGATAGCATCCAGTTGTTCAACAGTAATCACGTCAGCCATGTTAACCTCACTTGTTCATAGTATATGCTACTATTTATACAAGTTGGCTAAAGATCAATATTCCCCTGCTTGGAATTTGATTACGTCTACCATTGATTTAATTATGAAGTTGCGACTATGAATTGTCTTGATAATACTTTCAAGGTAGTTCGCGTTTTCTGTATGGTAATCAATCTTAAGACTTAGGTTAATAACATCTCTATCGGATTGGATGTGTTTGTCCAAGTCAGCACGTATGACTTTTCTTTGAAATGGTTTCCAACCACGAACTCGCAAGTCTTCTTCAGCCATCTCACCACTATAGTAGTCACGCTTATCCATCTCAAGTTCTTTGTAGTCGCCCTTGAGCTTCTTGACGCGCAGTGCTTCGTTATAGTACATGTTATAATATTTACTGTGCAGTGAAGGTATATTCCGCAACTCATTCATTAAGTCGTTTTCGTTGATCTTCGAATCTGCTGACCAAATCTCACTGATTTTATTTTCCAAAACATAACCTCTCTAATATAATAAGAGAATTATACCACAGTTATTAAGAAGTGTCAACCAACTTTTTGGAAGGTGTATCTGTCATATCTAAAAGACATGTTAACTTCTGGGTAGAAAACGTCAGTTCCAGTCACGTCAAGATTTACAGCACTTAGAGATACTGGTGTACAGTTTATGAAGTTGAATATTACGTTTAGATTTTTGTTGCTGTTCAAGATCATGATGCTGATGTCACTAGTAAGACCTTCGACACCTTTTTCTAATGGTGCGTAATTATCAAATTTCTCTGGACTTGAAAGTGCATGCATCCAATTATAACATTCCATGTAGTTATCCATGTTTTCATCAATGAGAAAAGTTAAGTCTAAATCTTGGTATGCCAAACGATCACCAGCAACAAACAAATTACCCATAGGATTTGCTAGTTGTGGTGCTTCCAATGTGACACCTGGGATAAATGCTTTCTGTGTGAAGAACTCTACGTTAGGTAAACGAGACACAGCCACAGTAAAGCCGATGGGCGATAGGTAATTAGTATTCATTTTCAAAACTTTCCTATTTGACAATCATTGTTTTGTATGATATGATACTATTTATAAATGTTGCTAAATAAGGATTATATATTTGGACAAAGATGACGATCCATGTGATAATTCTACACATTGGTGTGGATATTTGAAAGGTAAGAAGAATGGCAGAAGACTTTAAAATTTTAACAGCCCGACAACACGTTCGAGAGCGTATCGGTATGTATATGGGTTCAAGTTCTCTTGAAGAAGTTGAGCGTTTCGTCATGGGCGAATGGAAAACTGCGAAGTACGTTCCTGCACTATCTAAAATGGTAGATGAAATTCTCGACAACTCAATCGATGAGGCAATTCGTACTAACTTCAAACACGCTAATAAGATCGACGTATCTGTCAAGATGGACAACTCTATTACTATCTCTGACAATGGACGTGGTATCCCACATGAAAATGTATTTGACGCAACCACCAAGAAGACCATAGCGAGAGCTACAGCCGCTTGGACACGTGTTAATGCGGGTACATCTTTCGATAATGAACGAGTGACTATCGGTACAAATGGCGTTGGCTCATCAGCCACTAACTTCTTATCAGCCAAGTTCATTGGCAAAACGTGGTCTAATGGAACTATGCTTCAAGTATCGTGTACTAACGGTGCTGAGAAGATACGTGAGACCAAGAAAGAAAAGAGTGGCAATGGTACTGAGGTGACATTCACACCAGACTTTGATTTGTTTGAGGTTAATAACCTTAATGATCTCGACACCCTTGCTTTGATTGAGGATCGTTTGATTTCGTTGCAAATGGCTTTCCCTGAGATTGCATTCTCTTTCAACAAGAAACGCATCAAGGTAAACAACCTTAAGAAATATTCTGAGATGTTCATCCAAGAAGGCGAAGCTTCTATCATTGAAAAGAGTGATAACTTTGCTTTCTTTATTGCATCCAGTGAAGATGGTTTCAGATCAAACTCATACGTCAATGGTGTAAACACACGCCAAGGTGGTACATACGTTGACTTCGTGATGAATGGTATCGTTGACGAACTTGTCATTAAGATCAAGCGCAAGCATAAGATCGAAATGGCTAAGATCACAATCAAGAGTGGTCTGTCGTTCGTGATGTTCAGTCGTAACTTTGTCAACCCAAAGTTTGATTCACAAACAAAAGAACGTCTGACAAATCCAATGGGTAATGTCAAAGCGCATTACCTTGAGTCTGGCGTCAAAGACTTTTTGTTTTATGCACAAAAGATTATGAATACACCTTCGATCATCGAACCAATCATCGAAGCACAGTTAGCTAAGAAGTTGGCGCAAGATAAACGAGCCGCTACCCTAGCTCAAAAGAACCTTCGCAAGGTAAAGGTAGCCAAACACATTGCCGCTAACAAGCCCTCAGCGACACTTAAGATCGTCGAAGGGGATTCTGCAATGGGGTTCCTACTGAAAGTTCGTAACGCTGATAAGGTGGGCGCTATGCCGCTCAGAGGGGTTATTATGAACACTTGGGATATGAAACCAGCAGACGTGCTAAAGAACAAAGAGTTGTCTGAGTTGGTTGCTGTCCTTGGTTTGAACATTAACGACCCCAATAGTGTGGATAACATGCAGTATGAGAACATCGCAACTCTTACAGATGCTGACCACGATGGCATTGGACACATCAGCCCATTGTTAATTGCTTTCTTCTATAAGTTTTGGCCTAGACTGTTGGCTGAACGAAGAGTCAAGATTACTCGAACACCAATTATGATCTCAACCAAAGACAAGAAAGTTAAGTGGTTCTACGGATACGAAGAAGCATCGAAGTTTAAAACAGACAACCCATCTGGTTGGAAGCATCGTTACATCAAGGGGCTTGGCTCTTTGACTGAAGAAGAATATGATGTGATTATTAATAAACCAAAGTACGACACTGTTACCGTTGATGATGCGTCTATGTTCCAAATGATGTTTGGTAAAGATTCAGCCTTACGTAAAAAATTCATGTTTTCATAGGGGTTGACAAGGTATGGACAGGGTGATAAACTTTATTCATTGGTATCGACATTTAAAAGCTAAAGGTGTGGAGATGGGTTGGGACACGAAAGAGTTAGCCTACTACACAAGATACAATACATGGAACTGTTTTCGTTGGGCAATTGTGAACAGCGGAACACATTATACGGATGGGAGTTATTTCAAATGAGCAAGATGGGTAATTATGTGGTTGAGTTGCAAGAGCAAATGACCGAGGCTGAAGCTGAGGCGCAATACGATGAAGAGCATGAACCGTATTACGAATCGGATGAGGACGGTAGATGAGTTTACTAGAATTTACAAAAGATGATAAGTCCACTACGGACTATCCGATTAGCAATGTTGCCAAGAACGAATGGCTTGACTTTGCTATGTACACAGTTGAGTCTCGTGCTATTCCAAACATGATCGATGGTCTGAAACCAGTTCAGCGGTTCTATTTGTATTCATCTTTGCTAAACTCCAAACGCGACTTCAAGAAAGTATCAGCGGTTTCTGGTATTATCTCTGACTATGGTTACAACCACGGTGAAACTTCAGCCGCAGGTGCAGGTCAGTTAATGGCGGCATCTTGGAATAACAATGTCTGCCTTGTAGAGGGTAGAGGTTCGTTCGGTACTAGACTTGTACAACAAGCGGGTGCGGCTCGTTATGTATACACACGTGTACATAAAAACTTTGAGACGTACATCAAAGACCTTGAGTTATCGCCTGCGCATGATGACCCAGAGCATGAACCACCATCATTCTATCTGCCTGTGTTGCCGTTAGTTTTAGCTAATGGTGCTAAGGGTATCGCTACTGGCTTTGCTACTAGCATCTTGCCACGAAGCACAAAACATCTTGCCAAGGCTGTGAAAGAATATCTTGCCAAGGGTTCTATAGCACGGAAGCTTCCTATCACCTTTCCAGACTTTAGTGGATCAGTTGTATACAACAAAGAAGAAGACAAATATCAAGTCATTGGTACTTTTGAGCGCAAGAGCAAAACAGTGATGATCATTACTGAAGTTCCTTATGGGTTTGATCGTGAAGGTTACATCAAGGTACTCGACACATTAGAAGACAATAACGATATCGTGTCTTACGAAGATCAATGCGACAAGAGTGGGTTTCGTTTTGAAATCAAATTAAAGTTGGCATCTGCTAATGCTTGGACTGATGAACGTATCATCCGTAAGTTTAAACTGAGCAAACCCTTGTCTGAAAACCTTACTGTGATCGATCAGAATGGCAAGCTACGTGAATACACAGATGAGCGTGATTTAATTAAAGATTTTGTCGATTACCGATTGACAGTCTTGCAAGAAAGAATTAATCTACGAAAGAAGCAAGAGACTGAAGAATCACGTTGGCTCAAAGTTAAGATGCAGTTTATCCAAGCAGTGCTAGATGGGACAATTCAGTTTAAAAACAAAAAGAAGGATGTTATTGCTAAACAGATATTAAAAGTTACTGATGCATTAGAATTAGATGTTGACAAACTTCTCAGAATCAATATGCTATCACTGACGGACGAAATGGTTAAAGACCTCAAACAACAAATCGAGAGTTCTAAAGACCGACTAAAGTTCTGGAAAGCAACAACGCCTAAAGATCAATTCGAAATCGACTTGTCGGAGATTTAAATGTACTACACTGCTTATGCTAAACCAAAGGTATTATCAAACAAGCTAATGGACAAAGTTGTAGTCTTTGCTTGTGATTTCTTAGACCTTGACATTGACCTAGAGATAGAGTTCAGAGGTGTAGAGAATGGTGGGTATGTTGACTTTGAAGAAGGTGAAGACGTTGTTATGGGTGTCAACCCAAAGCAAACTAAGAATGAACTGATACGTACTATCTTTCATGAAATGGTTCATGTTAAGCAGTATGTTGAGGGCGACTTGTCTCACCAGAACTCAGACAATCTTTGGAAAGGCGAGGTCGTTGATGTTCCTTATATGGATCGTCCATGGGAGAAAGAAGCTTATGAGCAAGAAGAAGCTATGTGGCACATCTTCGCAAAAGAGGTTGGAATATGATAATTGACATTGCGGTCAATGAAAAGTACGATGCTCTTTTAGATGACTTTGTTTATTATATATGTAAGCACTATGGCATTCTTCCACGTAAGATTTCCATCGAAACTGCTGACTTAGTTGGTAACAGAGGAATGTGTTTTGATGACGATGATGGAGAATTTACCATCTTAGTAAAACCAAATGATGATATGGGGCAGATTTTTGCAACAGTTGCGCATGAGATGATCCACGTCAAGCAGTACATGACACAAAGTCTTGGTAAGCTACTTGACGAAAGTACGAAACTGCCATACGATTCACGATGGTGGGAAGACGAAGCTTTTGATGGTGCGGTTCCTCTTGTAGAATCTTTTGCAAGAAACCTAAAACTTTCTAGTTGACACCATCCAATTAATAGTGTATTATACACTTAACGAAACAAAAGGAAATAAAATGGCTACCGTTGATTTAACATTCTTTGAGGTGACTGACCTACAACTTGAGGTAGCAACTCTTGGTAGAAAAATGATGGCATATGCAGAAACTAATTCAGAAGTGCCGTTAGAAATTCTGAACGCATTCAGTCGTATTGGTGAAAACCTAGCAGAGAATACTACTGCTAATATTAAACTGAGTGAAGTTGATAAGATGGTAGTAAAGTACGCGAGGAAAATGATATGAGTGAGCTAGGGTTTGAAACTTCATACGAAGATGAAGTAACTGTTGAAATCATGGATTGGGCTTTAGATACAATGCCTGATGAAGTTAAAAGCATGTCACTACAAGATATTGCAGATAAATACTGGGAAGTGCATTTAGATCACACGCCAGATGAAGATTCATTTTCTGTGTTGCCTGACTTTGATGAGTTGTATGGCGGAGACGATGCTAACCCTAGTCAAGGATTTGGAGATAACTAATGAAGAATCTTAAAACAATAGTATTAGTAGCCGCTCTGGCTACCTCATCACAAGCTATGGCAGAGTCGACACCAACTAATGTTCGTGTTGTCGATCACACTAAGACCGTAGTAGTCAACAACCCTAAACAAGTGCGCGAATGTCGTGACGTGAAAGTTCCCGTTTACGATCAGCACAAAACCGAAGGAGATGCCGCAGGTGGCGCATTTCTAGGCATGATCATTGGTGGTCTGCTTGGTAAGGGGGTAACTGGTGACGATGGCGGTGCGGCGGCTGGAGCGGTGATTGGTGGACTAGTAGGTGCTGATAAAGGCGCACGAGGTGGAAATGATAGACGTATTATCGGTCATTCATACGAAGAGCGTTGTGAGATCGTCACTATCAACCAAGAGGCTTACAAAGAAGTTTATAGCCATTCCACAATTCGCTTTCGTCTAAATGGACAACGCCATGCGTTAGATTTCCAACGATGATAGAAATTTTAATCTATAACCTAATCTTTTGGCCTATTTGGATTACATTGGCTAGTATTCCGTATTATGCAACGCAGAAAGCAATTGACACTCTATGAGATATACATTAGAAAGAAATGGAAAGATCGTCAGGCAAATCGTATTGGTTGGTAAAGATATTAATCATAAAAAGCCTAATGTCGTCGATCTTACTTTTGAAACATATGAATCGGCTTTAGAAGTCGCAGAAGTATTAAAAGCCGAAGTTGTGGATAATCAATCTACATTAGCGGCATAAGAATATTGGTTCCTTAACTCAACTGGATAGAGTACCTCACTTCTAATGAGGATGTTGTAGGTTCGAGTCCTACAGGGACCACCATAATAAAGTGCGAGAGTAGCTTAGTGGTAGAGCAAGACGCTCATAACGTCCAGGTCGTAGGTTCGATCCCTACCTCTCGCACCAAGAACGTGTTGGGTATCACCCCAACTCTTAATCAAGGATATGGCATGAACCTTTCTCTAACAAAACATTCAGACAGAACACTAAAAGACCTTGCGCAAATTCTATCTGATAATGACATAGATTATTACGTCAAAGAAAAAAATGGATGTGTTGTTAAAATTCACTTTATAGTTAGGGAAGAAACTTCAAATGAGTAAGGTTCTT